GTAGGCGGCGGTGGAACTGGCTCATCTAATGCCAGCGGCACAAATGGAATCAATTCAGTCTTTGACACAATCACGGCTAATGGCGGTGGTTATGGTGGAAAAAATAATGTTAATGGTAATGCTGGCGGCTCTGGCGGTGGCGCAGGCGGTGGCAGCGGTACAGGTGGAACAGCCAACCAAGGTTCATCGGGCGGTGGTACAGGCTACGGAAACAATGGTGGAGATGGTTCAGGCAACGGCGCAGGTGGTGGTGGCGGTGCAGGTGCGGTCGGTCAATTTGGCGGACAAGTGACCCCGGGAACAGCAGGCAACGGCGGCGCAGGATTGAATACTTGGTCATCATGGTTATCAGTAGTTGGTCTTGGTGTCGCTGGTTATATTGCAGGCGGTGGCGCAGGTGGATATACGACTGGCGGCACGGGCGGCGCAGGTGGTGGTGGCAATGGTGGCAACTATGGAAGTGGATCAGGCCAGACAGCAGGCGCAACAAATACAGGTTCTGGCGGCGGTGGTTCATCTTCAGCTGGAGCAACGGCTGGCGCAGCAGGTGGTTCAGGCCTAGTAATTGTGAGGTATCCAGCATGAGTCATTGGGCAGAGATCGATGAGAATTCTAAAGTTATTCGTGTATTAGTCGGTGATAATAATGACCCTAACGGCGATGAGGGCTATCAGTGGCTCGTCGATAATCTTGGCGGTACATGGGTTAAGACAAGTTATAACGGGAACATTCGCTATAACTATGCAGGTATCGGATATACCTACGATCCAATCGATGACGCATTTATCGCACCAATGCCTGAGTGCGGTCATGAAGAATTATTACTTAACGATCTAAAGCGATGGGAGTGTGCAGCCTGTGAAGCCGAGGCTAAGCAAGTCAGCGATCCAGCTTAGAGAGCAGATTGATGATGCATTCCCCGGTCGAGATAGAACTAGCGACGGCTGGATCGGTGATACAAGACACGCTGCACGCAAGTCTGATCATAATCCAGATGCACAGGGATGGGTTCGTGCCATCGATGTTGACCGCGACCTTGCAGGTAAGAACGGGAAGCCCGATCTCATGCCTGACTTGGCAGATCAGATTCGACTCGCTGGAAAGTCTGGCGATAAAAGAATCGCTTACATCATCTTTAACGGAAAGATCGCATCGCCTCGAAAGGCTTGGCGTTGGCGTCCTTATGATGGGATCAATAAGCATAATCACCACGCACATATCAGCTTTACTACAAAGGGCGATGAAGATTCTACTTGGTTCAATATCCCGATGATAGGCGGCAACTAATGAATATGAAACATCCAGCAGTTATCTCACTTGGTGCATTCTTGGCCGTATGGGGAACTACATCTAACTTCGCTCTTGACTATCGCTCAATCCTTGGCGCGATCGTTGCAGGAATATTCGGATACGCGAGTCCCAAAAAATGACAGATTCAGATTTCATTACACTTTACTTTGCTAGCCTTGCGGTCATCGGTGGGCTCGCGGGCTACGTCATCACTCATTTACTCTCTGAAATAAAGCGACTCAATCAGCGTGTCGATGAGATTTACAACATCCTACTTGAGCGATAATTTTTGACATGGCGCGCAAGAAGACAATCGACTTAGAGGCTTACTCTAAGCTTGAAAGTTATTGCATTGGGATTAACGAATATTACAAAGCGCTTAGGAAGTCAGGCTTTACTGTAGATCAGGCGCTTTATATCGTAACCGCAGTCGATACTTACCCAGCGACAATCCTCCCTGCGCCTAATTGGCTTCCTGCATCACCCGACCGCATACCCTACGAGGATGACGAAGACGAGGATTAAATGAAGCGCATAGTCATAGTGAGCGACCTACAGGTTCCGTTCCACGATAGACACGCAGTCAAGAATCTAGTTAGTTTTATCAGTAAGTTTAAGCCGCACGAAGTAGTAACAATAGGGGACGAGATTGACTTCAACACGATCAGCAAGTGGGCAGAGGGAACACCAGAAGCCTACGAGCAGACTTTGGGAGAAGATCGCGATGAGGCTGTTCAGGTACTTTACGATCTCCAAGTAACTCAAATGATTCGGTCTAATCACACAGACCGACTTTATAACCAGATCATGCGCAAGATCCCTTCATTCCTATCCTTGCCCGAGCTTCGGTTCGAGAAGTTCATGCAGCTTGATGAGCTAGGAATCACCTTTCACAAGAAGCCTTATAACATCGCCCCGGGCTGGATCGCAGTCCATGGCGACCACACCCCTATCAAGTCACAGGGTGGCCTTTCAGCCCTTGAGGCAGCCCGTAGGCACGGCAAAAGCGTTATCTCAGGTCATACTCACAGAGCAGGCAGATCGTCCTTCTCAGAGGCCTCTGGAGGCCGTATAGGGCGTGTTCTGCATGGGGTAGAGGTAGGCAACCTCATGGACTTTAGTAAAGCCTCATACACCAAGGGATCCGCTAACTGGCAACAGGCTTTCGCCATCATGTACGTCGATGGCAAGAACGTTCAAGTCGATCTTATTTACATAGAAAAGGACGGCACCTTCGTCGTGTCTGGCAAGCGGTATGGACGACCTAGATAACGAGTTAGCCAGGGACATCGATGATCACATTGACGACGCAGAATCGTTACCGTTTCGTTATCTTAAATTCTGAAAATTCCCCCTTAGGGCGTGAGATAGTTTAGCCATCGACCAAGGGCGTCGATAGAAAAGAGCTAAACATGTTTGATCCATCATTCGGTGACATGGTTGTCATGATTGTCCTATCTGGACTATATTTTCATCTAGGCCGTATCGTCGGCATACGTGTAGGTTACTTAAAAGGGCGGAAAGCCGTGCAGGCCTATTACGACAAAAAGGAAAGGGTGAAAGTGTGAACGCTGGTGATTTCTTATCAGAAGCAAAAGCAACAATTCAAGATCGTGGAATGGACTACGGACACCCGTCAGACAATATGTCCAGAACCGCACGACTATGGTCAGCATTCCTCGAAATGCCTGTTACTGATTATCAAGTGGCATCATGCATGGCACTGGTCAAGCTCGCACGGAGTATGGAGTCTGCAAAGGTCGATACATACATCGACGCTGCAGCCTATCTTGCAATAGCAGGCCAACTACACACAGAGGAGAACGAACTTTATGTTTAATTTAGAAGATTATGAGACAGTCGAAGAACGCTTAATAAAGTTTTGGAAGGATCATCCAGATGGACAGATTCATACTAAAGTTATTGATTACACGTCCGGCAGATTTATTGTTGAAGCTTCTATTTATCGCACAGAAGCGGACGCAAGACCTTGGACGACTGGCTTGGCAGAAGAAACGATTCAAGGTCGCGGAGTCAATGCTACATCTGCGCTTGAAAACTGCGAGACTAGCGCGATCGGTCGAGCTCTGGCAAATGCAGGCTATGCGACAAAAGGCAAGCGAGCAAGCCGAGAAGAGATGACCAAGGTTGCAACAGTTAAGAAAACCGAGGCCATCATCGATGAGACAAAGGCCAAGATGGCGCAGACATCTGGCGAATACATTCCAGTAGTGAAAGAAGAAGATCCATGGACTATCAAGCCAGCGACTATGCCGCCCACAATGGGGGAAGCTGTATCGATGGTGAAAGAGATCATTGGCGGCCAGACCGAGAAGGACATCCCTCATTGCAGTCATGGCGAAATGGTCTGGAAGACTGGTAACACTAAGGCAGGCAAGCCATGGGGGCACTTTAAGTGTCCTTATGCAGTAACTGGTGAATTGACTAGATGTCCATCGCCTAATGATGTTATTTGGTACGAGATCAATAAAGACACAGGCGCATGGCAGCGACAGAAGGCGAGAGTGTAATGGGACGTTTACAGTTCATGAATCAAGATGGTGAATGGGAGTCATTTCCAACAGAGGATGAGATTCATCGCTCGAAAGAGGTAATTGCAATCCTTGAGGAGTTTACATTCACCACACGTTGCTGTTTATGTAATGACTCAATACCCTACAAAGACATCAAGGTGAACTTGACCAATAAAAGCTGGTCATGCGCTAAATGTCACGCTGTTAATGGCCTCACAAAGCCGTAAATACCGGGGATTCTCGACTGAGCGTGTAGTCGCCCGTTACCTATCGGAGTGGTGGCCACATGCAGACATCGGTCGAGGGGCTGGAAAAGATATAACACATGTCCCGTTCGACATGGAGGTTAAAGCTAGATCGGCGTTCCAGCCAAAGGCGTGGATCGATCAGGTCACAAAGAGGGCAGCTAAAACTGGTGGGTTGCCTATCGTTACTTGCCGTCTTAATGGCCAAGGAGAAGGTAGTCCCCAAGACTATTTGGCTTTTATGCGGCTTGGTGATCTGGTCGATCTATTGCTTCGCGCAGGTTACGGCGATTTCAGCAATGATCTTGCTAAACTAGAGCCCATGAGATGCAAGATGTGTGGAGCATGGAGTTTCACAGAAGTCTGCAGAATGTGTGAGCCTAATGCCAACCTATGAGTTCGAGTGCGATAACGAACACTGTGAAAGCCTGTCCATTATAGAAAAGTGGATGAGCATCAATGAGCCGCATGATCTGGAATGCAGCTTCTGTGGATCATCAATGCATAAGATTTACTCAAGTGTTGGAGTGTCATTCAAGGGCACTGGATTCTATTCGACCGACAATCGCTAACTCGACACGCCTCTGAACAGGACTTTTACAAATGAACTTGACACGCATGGTACGCTCTCTGGCTAGAGCCCATCAGGGGCTCAGCGCAGGCCGTTCACGGCAAGCCTGCGGGGTAGCCATCGCTATTGGGATATCTCTATCTATGGCCTTGCCCCTAGATGCTGAGGCGTCAGACCAAGCAATCAAAGAAGTTAAAGCTTTAGCAAAGATCACACTTACTCATAAGCAATATCAATGCCATAACGAGATTGTCTATAGAGAATCAAGATGGGACTTAAGAGCTGTAGGTAATATAGGTGGCAAGAAGCAAGCCTATGGTCTATATCAGATGAAGCTTGAGAGCTTGAAGACTGCTGATCATATGAGGCAGTATTGGAAGTATTGGTACTATGTAGTACATAGATACGGTACTACTTCACACAATGATGCTGACTACTGCAAAGCCTTACATCATCTTAAGACTAAAGGATGGCAATGAGTACAAAGCGTGGAGATCCTCGAGGGACAAGGGCTTATAAAGCCCGGCGCTTAGAGATCCTACAAAGGGATCAATGGTCATGCTTCTATTGCCAGATGCCTGCCACTACAGTCGATCACGTTATCCCAATCATTGCAGGCGGTGATCCGATTGCATACGATAACCTCGTGGCATGTTGCACTAAGTGCAATAGCAGCAAGGGATCGCGTAGTGAGGGCGTTTTTTTAGCACGCACGGCCAC